AAATTAGCTTTTTCATTAATTAATAAAAATGGAGATTCTGGATCAATACCAGATACAGTTAGAATATTAGTTGATTTTGCATCCACAGACGCTGGCACTGGAGAATACGCAAGGTTTGAAGCAGAAATTAATCACGGAACATCTGGCAATCCAGAACTAGTGCAAGATTTTTCAAGCAATAGATATTTTGTTTTTTCAAAACAATTGCAAGAGTTATACACTAGTGCGAATTTCACTTGGGATGCCGTTAATGTTGTGAAGATTTATGCATCTGTAATTGATAATGGTTCGCCTTCTGGAGATTATTACGTGGCACTTGACGCAATGCGCTTAGAAAATGTAGCAACTATTAATCCACTATATGGATTAACTGGGTATTCTGTAATAAAAACAGATGGGGCAGAAACAATAATTAAGTCTCCCAATACAAGTAATTATATAGAATTTAGATTTTCAATTGGTGTAACCTAGTGGTTATTAAAAAAGCAATTATTCCAAAATCTTCTTTGCCAGCAATTAATTCAAATACAGCTGGATATTCAGTTAGGTATAGAATAGTCTCAGAAGATAAGAATAGAACATCACATTGGTCTCCAATATTTGATACAAACGCTGTAGCAATTGAATCAGTTAATGGAGCTTTATCAATTACAGAAACAATTATTACTGCCGTATGGGGTGACGAATTAAATAGGCCATCTTATGATATATTTGTTAAGTTTGATTCTGGAGCATTTGTTTATCATGGAACATCAACAGTCCATAGTTATTCATTTTTAAATACAGGAACTACATCTGTTCATGTTAAAGTGCAAGTTTCTTCATCTGTAAAAGAAGTAAAAACAGCACTAGTTATCTTTGACTCTGGACTAGAGTCTTTGGTATAATTAAATAGGAGGAATCAATGGCAAAAATACCGTTACCAGAAAGAGGACAGCCTTTAGATGTTACATACATCTACCAGTTGGCTGAGACTATTAATGATCTATCAACACAAGTTTCATCAGCAACTTATAAAACTACAGCAATAGATACAGTTAGTGCTGGAAAACAAAACATTAAAACATCAGAGGCCCGTCTAATCGGAGGCTACATAGAAGTAGCAAATAACTCTACCGTTTCTGCTGGAAATGAAAAAACATTTTCATATGATTTTGGAAGCGATTTTAAGTTTCAACCTATTGCAACAGCAACAGCAGTAAATACTGGAAACACTCCAGCTGGACAAAACGTAAGTGTTATATTAAAAACGGTTACTACTTCTCGTGTAGAAGGAGTTGTGAGGTTTGGTGCTTCAGGAGACTTGTCTTTAGCAGTAAACTTAATTGTTCTTGGC